ATGAACCAATCTGCTGTTGAAGAACTGGAACGGGCGCGAGTCGAGGGATTTATCGACAAACGCGAGTGTGCCCGCTTGCTCGGGCGGACGGTCAGGAGCGTGGACACCTACATGGCCGCTGGTGTGATCCCGTTCTACAAACTGGGTCGCACGGTGATGTTCAAGTGGAGCGAGGTAGACGCGCACATTCAATCGCACTTCAGGGTGTGTCTCAGGCTGAAAGGCTGAAATCGGGATGAAAGATTTTGGGGACGACATGGAAGTCGTCCGAAACAAACAAACAACAACAACTGAAAGCAAAACATATGGCGTTAGTACTTGAATCAAAAGTCGGCGGCGACTTTAAGCCGCATATTGAAGGGATCCATGCCGCAGTCTGCGTGGATGTGATTGACCTCGGGTTGGTGGAAACGGAGTTCCAGGGGCAGCGCAGGCTGGTGAATAAAGTTCGGCTCGTGTTCGAGACGGAGCAGCGCAACGAGGACGGGAAGAACTCGATTATCAGCAGGACGTTCACGGCCAGTTTGCACCCGAAGGCGAAGCTGGCCGATTTCCTGGCCAAGTGGCGGGGCCGACCTGTTGTGCCCGGGGAGACCATTGACCTGGCGAGGCTGATCGGAGCGTGCTCGACGCTGGTCATCAGCCACCAGCAAAACATGGTTGGGCGGACCTACGCCTCGATTGACGCGGTGAGCAAGCCGACGAAGCGGCTCGTCGCTTCGGGCGGGTATGACCCGGCGCTGGCTCGCCAGCGCATTGCGGAGTGGAAGGCGAAGGAAAGACCACAGGGTACGGACCACGGGACCACCAGGCTGAGGTCAGAGGTCGGAGGTCGGAGTGATCAGTTATCAGTGGGCAGTAATCAGTTGGCGTCGGTGACGGTGCCACCCAAAAGCGCGCCGGTCACGGCGCCGGAGCCGGAGTTCGATCCGGAAGTGGGATTTTAATCACGATCCCGACGACGTGATCCCATGAAGAGTCACCCCTGCTTTGAGCCGTCCGAGACGCGGTTGCCGGTGGCAACCGTGCGACGGTTGGAGCATGTGCTGGGCGGGGATCCGGTGACGGAGGACCTGGTCCTCCGTTTCATCGCCGCCAAGTACGGGGCGAAGAACCTGTTTTATCTGCCACCACATGTGGCGGCGGCAGTTTTTAAGAGGCCGGTTGCGTTCATCAGTGCTGCGAATCGGCACTGCCAGCCGGAGTTGGTTTTGTAGATACGCATTTGGCTGATTTGGACGAAGCAAGATATGAAGAGCTTTTGTTATTGGCCGCGAACGACGGTGGACCAGCACCAGGGCGAGGGCCGCGAGTGGATTCATCCGGAGGTCCCGCGCTATTACCTGCACCAGTGTCCGAATGATCCGAAGCAGGGGGATAACGCGGGCAAGTGGATGGTGATTGATCGCGAGGCTGACCTGGCTGATGGCCGGGCGTTTCGCCGCAAGGCGGATTGTATCCGTGACTTCATGCGGCGGCATGATCCGGAGAATGCGTGATGAGGTTTAGCGAAAGGAATATGAAGACTGTGACGAGTTGCGTGAGGAAGCCCGTTTGCTGGAAGGTGGCGCCGGGGGTGGTTTGGATCCAGGTGCATCAACCGGAGCAGGCGCGAGCGCTGGCCCGCATCGCGGGTGGGCGGCGCGCGGCCTACTCCGTGGCCGGGCCTTATTTGCGGACGTTCGAGTTCGCCCGATCGTTGGGCTGGGCGGAGAGATGGGCAAAGCGGCAGATTGCCCGCCAGACCGGCACTAATGAGGGCTTTTCTGCACCGGCTGCCCCGCTGGCAACGCCTGGCCTCGGGCGAGGGTGTGGACAGCCGGTGGATGGGGTCTGATGGCTACGGGCAGAAATAACCCTTTTTCATGGACCCCCGCTATGTCGCCGCTCAGCTCTTTTGAATGCAGAACGGAGAATGGAGAATGAAGAATGAAGAATCCTGAAATGCGCGAAGTGTTACTGCGTGACCACGGGAACTCGCCAGACGTTTCGCAGGTACCAGATCACGGCTTCCAAGAGGGGCTGAGAATGGTCACAGGCGATGTAGATAGGCATGTAGATCGTCTGAACTGCGGGCCTGATGGATGGCACTTTGGCCTGCAGCCAGGAGGCCGGGCCAAAGCTAAGGGGATAGATCACAACGACGAGGACGAAAGCCCAGACGAACCAGGGGGCAGAGCCACCGCGGTGGCCCTGGGTCTGGGATTCCCGACTGCCAGGCGTGTCATGGTCGTCGTCCATGTCGGCAGCTTATCGAAGCTGAACTTAGGCGGCCAGAGGAACGTTGAATGATCGACCCGCGCCAAGTTGCTATGACCATCCTCGGGACTATTGACTGGCAAAACGATGTCAGTGGGTTTTGCCGTTGCCCCGGCGAGGCGATGCACACCAGTGGAAACGGAAAGAAGGATTGCCGGGTGAACGTGGACGGAGCACCGACCATTTTTTGTTTTCACGCCTCGTGCGCCACGGCTGTGGCGGAGGCAAACCGGCGCTTGCGCCGGGAGCTGGGTGCGTCGCCGTGGGAGCTGCGGCTGCCTGATGGCCGGACGGTGCGGAGCGGTGACGTGCTCCAGGCCAGCGGCGTGGTGCTGCCTCGCGAGGTCGTGAAGGCGCAGGCGCGAGCGGCAGGCCGCGACGCGGGTGAGGGGTTGGTTCTGGAGTCGCTGCGAGCAGCAGCGGCGCGGTTTAAGCCGGACTTGTTCGAGTTCTTTCGGTGGCCGAAGGCGCAAATCCTGGAGGAGTCGCCGCTGGCCGTGGTGGACCGGGAACCGGACCACCAGTTCCGCACCTGGCTGGGGATTTGGCCGGCGGATAGCACGGTTTGGATTGGGGATGTTTACAGCTCTGGAAGCCCGGAGCACCGGACGCATTTCCGGTCCGTTGCCGAGTGGTACCAGATTGGCCCGGTGATGGGGAACTACACGTGCGGCTCGTCGTTCAGGCCGGGGAGTTTCCGGCGGTGCAACCAGAACCTGAATGGGCACCAGTTCATGGTGGTGGAGTCGGACACGCTGGGGCATGACGAGATCGGAGCGGTGTTCGCGTTCGTGCGGCGGCGGCTTCATTACGAGATGCACTGCATCATTGATACAGCGGGCAGAAGCCTGCACGGGTGGTTTGAAGCGCCGCCCAACAAGATTTTCGAGAACCGGCTGAAGGCCGGGCTCGAGGTGTTTGGTTGTGACCCGAAAGTGTTCACATACTCCCAGCCCGTTCGGGTCCCGGGCGCGTGGAGGGACGGCAAACTACAAAGGTTGATATGGCTGAGACAATGAAACCACGAATGGCACGGATCCAGAAAGACAAAGCGAGTGGAGAGCTACTTGGCTGGGAGATTGATGAGATCGTGGCGATCGAGTGTCCCCAAGAAATTTGTAGCGGCTATGCGCACCTTCAAGTCTGGGTCCGTAAGGGCTGTAACGACATCTGGAATGAGCGGGGCAGAATTTGTGCCGAGCCACCCGGTGGTGGTTACAACGAGAGCCCGGACGAGGGCGTTAGTGCTGCTCATGGCTTGCCGTATCGCGGGCAACGCTGCCGGTCCGATCTCGGAAAGTATGATGCTAGCCTCCGCCTTCACCTGCAGCGAGTTGTGGTATATGAGGAGCTGCGCCACTGCTGGTATGGCGCAGGCCGCGTTCGTTCCCGAGATCTTGAAGGCACGCACCGAGTATGCCGCACGGTCACGCTGCCGATAGATAAGGCGATTTATGATACTGTTCTCGCGCAAGGAGGCAGGCAGCTTGGCTTCCAGACGCGACTCCGAGCTAGTGTCGGCCGCGAGTCGCTGAAGCAGAATAGGCACAGAGTTGGTCGTGATGGTCACGATGGCTTCACGCGCCTCCGAGTCGTGGGGCCTTTGAGAGTTAGCTTGGATCCACTGCTCAAGGGTACGGCCTTTAAAGCGGGGCTCGGCGGTGCGGGACAGGAGCACAGCTATCGCTATTGCCAGAAGGACGGCTCCGGCAAGAATCAACGCCGCTCGTGTGGCCATGCTCTGAGTGTGCGCGTTGCACCCTCAACTCTCAACGCTCAACTTGGAACCCGCCCACAATGAGTGAGCCGCGTGACATAGCGGTTGAACTGGGTGTGGTGCCGCCATCGCTGCCGGCGATGGTGTCGGCGCGGGAGCTGATTCGCGACCCACGTCCGGCTCCGCCGCAGATCATGCGGGGGGTGCTGCACCAGGGCTCCAAGCTGCTGCTCAGCGGCACAAGCAAGAGTAACAAGTCGTGGAGCTTGCTCGACCTGGCAGTGTCGGTGGCAAGCGGGCAGAAGTGGTGGGGGCATCAGTGTGGCGAGGCAGATGTGGCGCTGCTGAATTTCGAGTTGGCCGACTGGGCCATGCGGGACCGGCTCGGCTCAGTGTTGACAGCGCGGCCGGAGTGCGCGGGGTGCGAGGACCGGCTGTTTTTCTGGAACCTGCGCGGGCACAACGCCGACCTGACGGTGCTGCGGCCAAAGCTGGAGGAGGAGCTGTGCCGGCGGCAGTTCGGGCTGATCATCATTGACCCGATTTACAAGTTGCTGGGTGGCCGGGATGAAAACTCGAACGGGGAGATTGCCGGGCTGATGAACGAGGTGGAGGCGTTCTGCCAGAAGTTTAGCGCGGCGGTGGCCATCGCCCACCACTTCGCCAAGGGCGACAGCACCGGCAAGAACGCCATCGACCGCATGAGCGGTGCGGGTGTGTGGGCCCGCGACCCGGATTCGCTCGTCACACTAACGCCACATGAGGAGGATGATTGTTTCTCTGTGAATATGACACTGCGGAACCTGCCGCGGGTGCCTGAATTTGTGGTGCGGTGGGAGTACCCGCTGATGCGGGTCGCCAGGGACTTGAACCCGGAGGCACTGCGCCGGCCCCAGGGGCGGAACAAGGCCTGCACAGACCGGGAGTTTGTGGAGCTCGTGCTGGGTGATGGCGCGGGGAAGGCTTTCGGCACCATCGTCAGGGATGGCGCCAGCCTCCTGAACATGGGGCGGAGCAGCGTGGCTAAGTACCTCAAGAGGTCGGCTGATGTGGGGCTGGTGCGGTCGTCAGGCGGTTTGTATTGGAGGGTGGAAGCACGGTAGTCCAGAAAGTCCAGCATGCCTAATATAATAAAGACACCAAGACAGCAGCCGGAAGGGGGACCCTCCTTGGGGTCGGGTCCCCTTCTTCCTGCTGCGTTGTTTCTGGAGAAAACATTCACACGACCCGCACACCCGACCTGGTGGCCGATGTGTGTAGGTCTCAACAACTGGAGGAACCATGGCGTTAGCGTTTGAACAACAAGCAAAGGAAAGCGATAAGGCTTTTACGGCCTTCGCAATGTATCTGAGCCTCGGGCCAGCCAGGTCGCTGGCTGCGACGGCCAAAAAACTCGGCAAGAGTTGCCGGCTGATGGAGAAGTGGTCGAAACGGTTCGGCTGGCCGGCGCGGGTCCAGGCACAAGCAGCATACTTCGCAACGGTGGAGCGTGAAGCAACGGAAGCGCTGGCGCGAGGGAAGTCTGCGGAATGGCTGAAGCGGCAGCAGGAGGTGCGTGAACGAGAGTGGGAGATGCATGAAAAGTGCATCGCTGCCGCGAAGCGGGGGCTGGCGGCATTCATGGAGCGGGAAAAGGTGTATGCAAATCTTTCCGACATCGCGCGGATGCTGGAAGTGGCCAGCAGGCTGGGACGCCTGGCATCAGGGATGGCAACCGACAAAACGGAGGTCACGGGCGAGGATGGCGGAGCTATTCGCGTCGAACTGACGGCTGCGCTGGACAAAATCTATGGGGAAAAAGCTGAAACGCTAAAATCGGAAGCAGTGGACGTGGACGAAATAGCGCCGCTGTCGCTGGCAGAGCCTCTGCCGGAGGGAGAGGTGAACGGCCTGCCCGGCCAGAGGGCTAGAGGCATCCCCGTAGCTGGCGAACTCCCTCCTGTTCCGCCAACCAACCAGAGTGAGAAAGCTACCCTGTAAAGGACATGTTTTCTCTTGAGCAGTATCTGGCGGCGGGCCGTGAGGCGGGATGTCCTCGCGAGCAGATGGACAACTTTGCCATGGCAGGCATCATCCTTCAGCCGCGGCAGCTTGCGGCGAGCGCGGCAGCGCGGCTGTGCGATCGGCCTGACGGGCCAACGGCAGTTGGCTATGGTGGGGCCCGTGGCGGTGGTAAATCACACTGGCTGCTGGCGCAGATGGGAGCTGACGACTGTCAGCGTGTGCCGGGACTGAAGTGCCTGCTGCTGCGGAAAGTGGGGAAGGCGAATGCGGAGCATTTCGAGGAGCTACAGCGTCGACTCTTCAAGGGACTCAAACGGGAGTTTTCGGCGTATAGAGGACTGCTTAAGTTTGCAAACGGATCGCAGATCCAGGCTGGCCACTATCAAGCGGAGAAGGACATCGATAACTATCTGGGCCTGGAGTACGACGTGATCGGGATCGAGGAGGCAACCACCCTGTCGGCGCGGAAGCATCAGGACATCTCGACATGCTCGCGGACGAGCAAGCGAAACTGGCGGCCTCGTATCTATTCCACGTCCAATCCCGGAGGGATTGGGCACGGATGGTACCGGGCTAAATTCGTTTTTCCTTTCCAGCAAGGAAAGGAAACTGACTCGAGATTCATCTCGGCGCGGGTCGGAGATAATGCTTTCAACAACCCGGAGTATCGGCGGGTGCTCGAGGGTCTGACGGGCTGGCAGAAGCGAGCGTGGCTGGATGGGGGCTGGGATATTGCTGCGGGCCAGTTCTTCACGATGTTCCGGCGTGAGGTGCATGTGGTCTCGGAGTTCGATGTGACCAGGGCTCGGGAGTGGTTTGCGGCATTGGACTACGGGTTTGTGCATTTTACGGTCGTGCTGCTGGGCTGCACTGATGGTGATGGAAACAGCTTTGTTGTGGATGAGCATGCGGAGCGTCTTTGTCTGCCACAACGGCACGTTGCGGCTGTCCGGCACATGCTCGGGCGACACGGCTTGTCGGTGGAGCAGGTCCGGCGGTTTGTGGCGGGTGCAGATGTGTTCAGCCGTCAGAGCGATGGAACGACCATCGCAGCGCAGTATGCGCGTGCGGGCCTGACACTTAAGCCTGCGAACATGGACCGGGTCAATGGTTGGGCGGAGGTGCTTCAGGGTTTCGGTGATTCGGATGGCGGCGTCCAGCCGAGGCTGTTCATTCACCAGCGTTGTGGACGGTTGGTGGAAACGTTGCCAGCGCTCCAGCATGATCCGAACCGGCCGGAGGATGTGCTGAAGGTGGACTGTGATGAGGATGGCGTCGGCGGTGATGATGCGGCGGACGCGCTGCGGTATTTGGTGGCGACGAAGGCGCGGACGGTGACGCAGAGGAAGCTGAGGGGGATGTGAAGGCAGCTAGGTGGTGGTTGTCATAAACCGCGATACTTGTTGGACCTTGTTGCTGCCGGGGTAGAAGTAAAAGGTATTTCCGCACTGGGGGCATCGGATTGCCCACTCGGCGACGGTCCGTAGCTTTAGGCCGGGGTGCTGCTTCTGCCTTTCCTTTTCTTGTTGAACATAGGTGTCTTTGGCAGCAATCACTGGGGCTCTGCCAACGACAGTTCCACACCTCGGGCACGGTGTCAGCGAAGCAATGCGAATGGCCCGGCGAAAGGACCAAAGGCCGCACGTGGCTGCCGCGACATAGGGGAGGATAAGGAGGAACGGTATTGCTACCAGTGCCCAAAGTGTTATTCGCATGGCGCTCTCCTGAGTTGGGGCAAGACTATAGCAAAAGTGGACGATTAGGGAAGTGTGTTTCCCGCGCGGCGTGAGCGCAGACCCCCTGGGGATGGAGGGGGTCGAGCATTGGGGGTGGGTGGGGGGAGTGGGAAAAACCTAGAGAGGGAGGGCTTCTTGACAATGATTAAGTCAACTATAGGATCTTTTGGCGACGCGTTCCAGCCTACTCGTTCCGTCCCTCTCTCTCACCTTTGTGGAGGACCGGTTTTGCCACCGTTAGCTTGTGTGCAAAAGCATTTGGCGTGACACCCGGCGATCCATTTTCAGAAGTGCCCTCTTAAACAGAAAACCAAAACAGCACTTCTGAAAATCCGGGTGGCGCGGCAAATGCGTTGCACGAAACTCAAAACCGGTCCGGAACGAGAGAGGGACGGAACGAGTAGGCTGGAATGTGTTGCCAAACAATACTACTGTAGTTGACTTAATTGTTGTCAAGAAGCCCTCCCTCGAACTGGATTGCCCACGGCGGGGATGGTGTTTTTTCCTTTTCTTCTCTTTTCTTTACTGCCGCGCCTAATTTGGCCTGAACTAAAAAAGCGGAGTGCTTGGCTGGCGTGAAGGATGCCTGCGAGTTGGCGCGCGCACTGCCCCCGAACAGATGAGAGTTGATAGTTGAGAGTTGAGGGGAAAGCAGTGAGCGTGACAATCGAGCAGCCTGTCTACATATAATGACATGTTGTGCGTAAAACCGGGCCATCGGATGGCGGGGACCCATTCAGCCGGGGGTCCTGCGTGCGGGTGCCGGTGATGGGGAGGTTTTATGCACAACATGCGTTATATGTAGAAGGTACTAGCAAGGCCGCACTTTCAGCCATCCTGTCGTCAGCCAATATCATTCTCGAAAGTGCAGGCCGGTCCTTCATGCCAACCAAAGCACGAAGCGAGTCCCAATTTGCGCGCGGCAGTTCTGGATCTTTTCTGGATCCAAACTCCTTGGCTTTCGCGTGAGGCCACAAAACTCCAGCCATCGGTGCTTGCATGAGGGTCCGAGCCGGACTGGCCTTTCCCGAAAGTGGATGGCTGGAGTTTTTTGGCCTGACGCGACTGATCTTTCCCCAGGCGTCAGTCTTCGAGCTTTCGACACGGAACGCAGTGGAGAGCGCAGCGGTGTCGAAAGCCCGGAGTCTGACGCCTTTCAAACCGTGTTCTCACTTCTGGCCGTTCATAGTGGAGTGCTCGGGCTGTGGAGCGCTGATAAAAACCTCTACTGACTTGTCGCTCCACAGCCCAGGCACGGAACGGTGAACGGCCAGAGGTGAGACTGATATTGTGTTTGCGGAGTGAGTGCGGACGGTTTCGCGGAGATGGAGAGCTGTGTTTGTCTTTGCTCGGAATCGGAGCGAAAGCCGGCCGCTCTCACGGAGCTTCTTCGCGAGTCTCAGCAGTTTTCCGAAACGGAACGTAGTGAAATGGAACAGTCGCCGGTCGCGACACCCAATTGCCGTATTTAAGTTTTGTCGCGACCGGGGGCTGTGGAATGGAACGGAGTTGGAGTGTAGGAAAAGCTGCTGAGTCTCGCCCCTCCCTCGGGCAAGTGTCATGAGTTCTGCGGTGATCCGGCGCCTGACTTTATTCTATCAATATTGTGCGCCGGATCACCGCAGAAGCTCATGACTCTTGCCCGGTCTTTGGCAATCTTTAAACTGTTCTGCCATCTGCGTTGGCCAGCGCGGCTGCTGTTTTTGCGCGCTGGCCAAATGGCGCGAAGCTGGCAAAAAGCAGGTGGCAGACTCGATGTGTTGCTGTTTTTTAAAAGCGAAGCGCTTAACTTTCGAGCAACGCGAGCCAGTTTCCTAAAAGCACCTGGCTCCAAGGGAGGCATTTAAAAAACTTGCTGCGAAGCACTAATATTTCCTTCGTGCCTCCCCTGCGCGCGCGATGCACGTCGGATAAGTGGACGGCTCGATAGGAAGACAAACGTTCGAATGGAGAGAGGCACTAGTCGCGCGCGCAGGGGAAGCCCAAGCACCGCCGGCACTGGCTCAGGATAACAATGGAAGGCGGTGCGGTGCTGGCGGGCTGGAACGGGGACGGACGAACGAGACGGAATGGAGTGCAGGACAAGGAGCCCACGTTGACGATACGCACCGCCAGACATGGGCGACAGGCACGCGCGCGGCACTGACGTTGAATGATGGAAGGGGCCTCTGTACTCCGGCGCGCCTAATATTGTGTTTGCGCTGGAGACGTTGAGCAAGTTGAGGGTTGAGAGTTGAGGGTTGAGCGTCGAATTGCGCGAAGCGGTTGGGCGTTCGAACTTCCCAGGGCTTGAATCGTGAGGGCGTATTGAATTGCGCGAAGCGGTTTGGCGTTCGAATTGGGACGAGCGAAGCAGGCAGCGTGACAGGCCCGCGTCCTCAACACACCACTAACTTTGTCTTTGCGGGCCTGGCGCGCTGACTGCTCGCGGATGTTGAAATTGGGCTAAGGCGTATCGATGGCGCGAAGCGGTTGCGTGTGCGTTTCCACGAGGACCATTGAAATCGCGCTGGCTGTTTCGATTAATCCTGGACGCTGGATTGCGACCAAGACGTTGAAATTTAAATACTTCACCGAAACAACCCTGGCGCGGAATGCGGAAGGAATGTTGAAGGTTATATAATTTCCCCAAATGGGCATCGTAGAACTGGAGAGCGTTATGGAATTAGCGGAGAGGGTGACGCAAATCAAAGCAACCGACGTCATTAGAATTAGCAACGAAATGAGCAGCCGGGGGCTTCGCGGAGGGATTTGTGTTCTTCCAGGGAGCGGCAAGCCCCGGAACCCAGTTACGGAGCATTCTGGGGTGGAAGGACGTGCGTTGAAATTCTGGAATGGAGGTTCCACGTACCTACAAAGTTGTAGGTATTCGCAGCTGTCCGTGACGCAGAGTCAAATGTTACAGGGCGCTAATGCCAGGAACCCCACTTTGTCCCTGGGTTTCCGGGGTTCGTGTAGATCGTATAACTATGTTCTGCCGCCCATCGCTCCGCTGCCTGTCGCAGCTTTGGGTGACCGCAGTTAAGATATGCTTCGGCCAGTTGTTTATTTCCATGGTTTTGGAGCACCTGGGTGAGGTCCGTGATCCCCTCCTCCTTTCCAATGGCGATAAATGTGCGGATGGAGTGCTCCACGTGCCCTAATTTGATATCCTCTAAGAGGACTCTCTTAGTTTGGAACCAGTCTTCTTCGAGACCCGCTGTGTCGCGCCGGTAGATCTTTTGATAAAGAACCTCTCTTTCGGATCGGGGCTGCCAGTGGAACAGCACCAAAGTGGAATAGATCGTTGGTCCGACGTCCCAGTCCGGAAGCGCTGCGACGAGCGCATTCGTGACTGATGGGTCTCCAATATTTCCTAAGGCTCGCACTATTGAAGAACGTGTGCGCGAGTCTCCTGTGATCAGGTGGTTTAGCAACTCCTGAACTGCCGGAGGGCCTATTCTCGTCAGCGCCCACTCGGTGGTCAGGCGGAGCTCGTCGATTTTACTCAAGTGGTCGTGGTTGCGTCTGTTGATGCGTTCAAGATAAAATAACAGCGGAGCAGTTGCGGCTGGATCGGCAAGCGTCCCGAGGGCCTTCACAACCCCGAGGTCATTTAATCCGTCCGATGCTTCGAGACGGTCGAGGAGTGGTTCGAGCCCTGCTTTACTAAGTTGCGATTCCACAGTGATTTTGCCCAATGCCAGTAGGTATGTAACTTCGGCGCTCGGCGTTGCGGGTTTGTAGTGGAGTTTCTCGAGACTTCGGGCTGCGTCCCCGCGTAGCTGGCGATCGTATACTTCGAGGCATCTCACAAGCGGGCGGACCGCTGCATCATCACCGATATCACCCAGAGCTCGAGCACTGCTCCATGTAACTGATTCGACCTCGTCCTGAAGATGAGCTATAAGAGGGTTGAGCGCGCGTTTGTCTCCGATCTTTCCTAGGGCAGCAGCAGCGCCGTAGCGTACTTGGGGGTTTATATTCGTCAGGCACACGAGTAATGGGTCAACTGCGGACGAGCCCAGCCTGCTAAGAGCCGTGGTGGCTATAAGTGTTAGTAGGACGTCCTGATCGGCGAGACAGCCCGTTAGGAAAGGAACAGCGCGGGAATCCTTAAGATTGCCTAAAGCGAGGATGATTTGGCGCCGAACTTCCAGTGGAGCGTTGGTCGCAGCAAGTAGTGGCTCAACTGCACTTGAGTCGCCTATTTCACCAAGCGCCTCGGCGGATGCGGTGCGGACCTTGTTATCGGCGTGATTGAGGAATTTGATTAGAAGGGGTACAGCTCGCTTTTCTTTGAGCTTCCCCAAACGTCTGGCCGCGACACAGCGCTGATCGTCGCTGAAGCTTAACAGCAAGTCATTAAGTAGTCCCTCAATCTCTTGGGACTGTGAAGCAATAAGCACACTACAGACGGGGCTTAGAAAAAGGAAGGCGGCAAGTATCCAGGTTGCGAAAGATGAGCCGGCTCTGGCGATGGTTTGTCCTGCTCTCATTGGGTTAGTGGATAAGTGGCTTGAGAGCCTGTCAACCGAAAAAACCTCCTGAAAGTTGCATGTCGGGGACTAGCGGAGCATAAAGGTGCGTAGGTTTGCGCATGGCTTTCGGTGGGTCCAAAAATTGGCGAAAACCACGTGCTATGGTGCGCTGTGCCGGTCGACTCGACCCATAGCAAATATGATGCAAGCGCGCCCGCTTGGAGTCGCGCACGCGATGTGTTGGCCGGGGAAGATGCCGTTAAAGCAGCGGGCGAGAAATATCTGCCACGATTGGATTCGCAATCTGAGGAGGAATATGCGGCTTACAAATCACGCGCCTCCTTCTTTGGCGCGACGGCGCGGACGCTGGAGGAATATCTCGATCTGATTTTTCGGCGTGCTCCGACAGTCGGCGTGGGGCAGAGCAAGGAACTGCAGGCGTTCGCTGATGACTGCGATCTGTGGGGAATGGATCTTGTCCACTATGCGCGACATGTTGTGCGCGAGGTGCTGTCTGTCGGGCGATTCGGTTCCCTGGTGCTGCTGGATGACGCTAAGCACTCCTGGGTTTCCTCGTACCGAACTGAGGACATTCTGAACTGGAGAGTCGAACGCGCTGGCCAGGGTGTGGCGCTGGCTGAGGTGGTGCTTCTGGAAAAAGCTGAAATCAGAAATTTGAAAGCAGAAATTGAGCGCGTGCGCGTCCTGCGGCTGGACCCTCAGAGCAACTCTCAACCCTCAACCCTCAACTCTCAACAGCTTCAGTGTGTCCAGGAATTTTGGAGGCGGAACAATTCGACTTCGCTAGAAGGCTCTGGTGAGACGAGTGAGGCGTGGGCTCTGGATGAACGCACGACCCTGAAGCAAGACGATGCTCCGCTGCCTTTTATTCCTTTTGTGTTCCACGGGCCGAGGCACTCGCGGCCTGACCCGGACCGACTGCCGCTTGCGGATATCATCACCGCGAATCTGGACCACTACAGACTCGACGCGGATTTTAAACACGGTCTGCACTTTGCGGCTCTGCCTACTGCGTGGGTGAGCGGCTTTGATAAAACTACGCCGCTGCGCATTGGCTCAAGCGCTGCGTGGGTCTCTGATATTCCAGGCGCTACCGCTGGCTTTCTTGAATTCAGCGGAGCGGGCCTGGCGTACATCGAAAAGGCGATGGAGAAGGTCGAGCGCCGAATGGCACTGCTCGGGGCACGGATGCTGGAAGTTGCGCCAGCGGAAGGCGAGGGCTGTGGCGTGCCGGCCATTGGTCAGCGCGGGGAGCTATGCGGTCTCGGCAACATAGTTGCGAGTCTGAATCAATCTCTTTCACGGGTGCTGCAGCTTGCGCATTGGTGGATCGAGGGCGGCACGCTGGGTGAGGCTCCTGGCGTTGCGTTCACCATGAATACCGACCTGAGCGCACGGGCCATTTCCGGTGAAAGTCTGACGGCTGTTGTGGCTGCCTGGCAGGCTGGAGCAATCAGTCGCGACTCGATGCTGGAGGTTTTGAAGCGCGGGGAGGTTTTGCCGGAGGGGCGGACGGTCGCGCAGGAGCGAGCTTTGATACATGGGAGGGCGGGATGATGCGGGTTAGCTGCGTCACGTTCCCCCTCACCCCGGCCCTCTCCCTCGGGGAGAGGGAGACCCATTCGCCAGTGCCTCCGCAAATTTCCCAGCGCAGCCGCAACGCTCACCCCCTCCTCGGGGAGGTGGTAAGGTGGAACTTGGCGCGCGAATTGAAGCAGCGCGGCCGTAGCGGTCACCCTCTCCTTGGGGAGAGGGCCGGGGTGAGGGGGAACTGCCTTTTCGAATTGCTATTGGCGCCTCTCTCCACGCTGAGCCTCAGTCATAGGCCGGCAGTAATCAGGCAGCGGATGCGGTGCGCGCTGCTGCAGCGCCGTCCAGATCGAGTCGCGGATAAATTGCTTCTCCGGCCGCAACTGCGAATTCCAGAACCGCATGACCTTGATTCCGCGCGCTTCCAGCCAGGCGTCGCGTTCCGCGTCTTTTGCATGCTGCGTCGGCATGCCGTGCACGAAACCATCCAGCTCGATATTGAGTCGGGCCTCGAGACAGAAAAAATCCAGAAGATACGGCCCAAACGGATGCTGTCGGCGAAATTTGTACTGGCAAAAGCGCCTGTCTCGAAGCCACCTCCAAACAAGCTTCTCCGCCCAGGTATCGTGCTTGCGCAGCATGCGCGCGGTGCGCGTTATTTTGGGAGGGGTCACAGGGACAATCGTAGTCGCGCGCCGCAGATTTTTGCAAGTCCAGGAAACATTCGACGTTCTTTTCCCCCTCACCCCGGCCCTCTCCCTCGGGGAGAGGGAGACCCGTTTGGCAGCGCAACACACATCCCACGGCGAGCCACTTTTCCCAATCCAGCCGAGCGCTCACCCTCTCCTCGGGGAGAGGGCCGGGGTGAGGGGGAACGGACGTCTTTCAACCGCAACCCTCAACTAACGTGAAAATCAACTAGCATGAAATTTCTTGGCCTAAACATTTCTATCTCACGCGACAGCGAGCCTGCTGTGACCAGGGACGCCACGCAGTACGCGCTGACCTCCGGGCTTTGGCCGGATGACCCGCGAGGCGGGACGCTTTTGTCGAATGCTTATCAACAGGTCGTTTGGGTGTATCGGGCTATTAACGCGCTGGCCGAGCAGGTCTCCAATATTCCATTCCGGTTCTCAACTACCACTGCGACGGGTGAGCAGCTCATTACGACGGGGCCGCTGGTTGACTTCTATGGCCGTCCGCATGCTCAGATCAATAAGTTCCAATATTGGGAACTGCGCGTGATTTGGCTGATGCTGCGGGGCGAGTGCTTCCGGATTCCGGTGTTTGCGGATGGGCCGCTCGGAGAGCGAGGGCTACCGCGGCTGAAGTCCGTCATGATCCTCGATCCGGCTCGGTTTCAGCACATCGTCGAGGACCACGAGCTCGTGGGCTGGCGCTATGTGGACTACAGCCGCAACAGCCCGCTTTCCAGCCAGGTCTTGCTTCCGGAAGAGGTGTGGCATGAGAAGCTGCCAAATCCGTTCGACTTTTGGCGGGGGATGCCACCGCTTGCAGTGGCGGGCACTGCCGCCGCAACGGATCATGCGGCGTCGCTTTTCATGAAGGGCATCATGGAAAACAATGGCGAGACTGGGCCGATTCTCAAGACCAACGAGCAGCTCGATCCTGAGCAACGCGAGCAGCTTCTGGCGGCAGTGCGTGAGCGCAAGCGGCGTGCCGGCACTGCGGATCGCCCGGTGCTTCTCTGGGGCGGCGCCGAGGTGGTTACGCCAAAACTTTCCAGTGGTGATTTGCAGTTCCTGGCGAATCGGAAGTTTTCCTGCACGGAGATTTGCGCTGCCTTCGGTGTGCCTGAGGAAATCATTACCACCACCAACGCAGCGAAGTACGACGTGATGGCGGGTGCTCGGCTGAACTTCATTGAGAACCGGGTTGTGCCCGTCTGCCGGAGACTGGAAGCGGAGGACGACGTCACAGTCAAAGCCATTGACCCCACTGCTGATGGTTGGTTTGACACGGAGGATCATCCAGTGCTGGCCGCTGCTCGGCGAGAACGCCTCGCGGCTGCCCGTGCTGGTTTCGACATGGGCGTGCCGTTCAATGAACTTAACCGGGCTTTTGATCTCGGGTTCAGGCCGTTGCCTTGGGGTGACCAGGGCCACATCCCTTCGGCGATGCAACCGGCGGACGCTGGAAATCAGAAATCCGAGCCACGTAAGCCGAACGGCGAGCAGGCGAAGGCGGGGCTCTCAGCTTACAACTCTCAACCGCAGAGCGCACAAGATCCGTTCACCCGGTTGAGGGCGGCGTTGGGGAGAAATGGAATGTGAATAAAATGCGAAAGTAAGGCGCAGGCGATGGTTAGTCGATCGTGCGAACATTTTTTGACTCCAGTTCAGTGCACGCCGTGAATCAACATGCCCACCGTAAACACCACCGCTCCCGTGCCGAAGAACCACAAGAGTGCCCAGAGAAAAGAAGTCAGCAGCCCTCTTTTCATTGCCACGCCTATCAACCAGAAGACCGGTAGCGCAGACCAAAAGAGGATGAAGCTGCCGACACTCTGAAGACCGTCTTTGGAAGACGAAACGAGCGGGGACGCGACCACGCCCACAAATGCGATGGCCACCACGAACGTTTAACGTGAGAAACAAAGTGCGGTTCGATTTCGTAGCTTCCATGGCTCTTGGAGCGGTTCGACTAGCGAACAGTGCAGCCGCGCCGGGGCAAAAGCGATCGAAAACAAACAGGCCGGCGTCCAGGTGTCATAGCGCCTCGCATTTACCAGCGGAGCCGCAACGCTCACCCTCTCCTTGGGGAGAGGGCCGGGGTGAGGGGGAATTTCCTTTTCACTTTCACCTCTCAACTTCCAACTCTGAACCGCAGAGCGCACGGGATCCGTTCACGCGATTGACGGCGGCGTTGGGGAGAAACGGGGCTCAGTAACGCGAAGTTGAGCGATGCGCCGCCAAGGATCCCAAGTGTAACCGAGACGCGACCGGCGCATTCGCTGAAGCAAGGTTAGGCCGCGTTGTCAGGTTCAGATCCTATTTCACTCGCTCGATTATTTCTGGATCTTGCTTCACGAACTCGAAGGGTCTTCCCGTAAGAAAACTTATCTCGACCGTGTGGCCAGCATACTCCCCGGTCAAGACCTCGGCGTACACGCTAGTGTGCGGTCCGGTTTCTGGATTCCGATGGTAATAAAGCACTTTGCGAACTACCAGTTTCGTCGAAGGTGTCAGTACGCCCTCAGTGTTGCCGGCGATCCTCACCTTTTTATTGAGCAGGGACTCACCGGAAAGATAGGCGGGCTTTTTCAATTCGTACGTAGCGCCGACCACGTAGTCTGTCCTTCGCGAAGGGTCCTTGCTGATGTCGGTGGTGCAACCGAAGAGAAAGAAAGGCAAGAGCAACAGTGTGAAATGTTTCATCGTGTGAGGCGGCCTAACAATATGTTTGGCCTGAAGTGCTGTAGGCAAGCGTGAAGTGAGCGTGAACAACCCTGTTCATGTGCGAAACCTGATACTTTTGGCAATTTTTGTCAACAAACACGACCGATGCTTCAGCGACTTGATGTTTGCCTGGTTAGGGAGCAAGTGAATGTCGCGTTCCCCTCACCCCCTCCTTCGCCAAGCCTATGGAGGGCGGGGTTCACTGCATCCTAGCCATCCTGTGTCTCATTCTGTTCTCTTGCTGACCACCGCGAACTGATTTCCTCGGCGGTTCTCAAAGATGGTAGCAACATACCAGGTGTTACTTGATACGAGCCGATTCCAGTTTGTTGTGTGGCCGTTGAAAGTCAGATCAAAATCAAAGTTCTTTCCAAAAGTATCACGTCCGCTGACGCTGCTGCCTTTGAGCCGGTAAGGTCCGTTCGTGTCGCCTAATTCATCTACAATCTCGGCACCCTCTATGTGGGCAAAGGCTCTCGCCTCAGTAACGGAGGTGAAATCGTATCGGGGCAGTGACGGCACAATGATCGCCAGCATCAAAAGAACAAACAGCGCAATCACGCTTCCAAACACAATCTTCGAGATTCTTTTCTTTGGTTCGGCCTTTACCCATGCCCGGGTCAGCTTGTTTCCGAGCGACGCTTCGAGTTCGTCCAATAGCAGGGCGACGTCGAACTTTGTTGCTGCGGTGTAGAACAGAACCTGCGCTCCTTGGAGGGTCTCAAGATATAGGTGAAAACAATCGTTGCCCCCGATTCGCTCCTCAACGACTCGGATCCCTGACACGTTGGCACCAATGACCTCCCCGGGAGGAATGGAAATTTCAGAAAATAATCGGTCGGGCGTGATGCGGACATCGACGTCTCGCTTCGGCCCGTTCTCAATGGAGGTGATCTTTCCGACTCTCATGTTTCCGCCGCCACTCGCTCCATTGAAAGGTTGTAGGGGTGTATTTGCTTGATGGCTCCGCGCGCCACTTGATCACAACCGTTTTCCGACCTATCGGGGGCGCGCTTCGCAGCAATACACCCTGAAAGGTTGGGCCTTATCGCAAAAATAATCACCAGCCTCGCTCTCCGGAAATGATCCAAGTAACCGTCCCATGATGATCTAGGAACTGGTGGCCCGCTCCGAAATAGCTGCCGTCGCGGAATGGCTCAAGCATGTCTTTAATATTTTCCCACGTGGCCGGTCGCAGTCTGCAACGGAAGACTTGCGGCTCGCGATCTGGTCGCATCCCGTGATCGAAGGTGTCGCGCTGTGCAAACAACTGACAACCCTCCACGGAACGAAAGCCGGGAAGTTCGTGGACTGCAAAGCTATCGATCTGCTCTGCTGCAAGCCCGGCAACCTGCTCGCGCAGGTGAGCAACGACCGTGGGTTCATGCCCGTGAACCAAAAGCACTTTCTCTTTGGGGAAATACTCAATGTCCATAAGGCGCCACGTGTGCGGCTTTAGGGGTCAGGAGTGATAAGGTGAATCATTTCGCATACCCGTTCTGTAGCAACGCCCTCTCGCTGGTCAATTGCAAGTGGATGAGTAGTAGGCTCAACCTCGATGAGGGGCCTCAATCCGCCACCTTGATAATGAGCCATGGCCTTCAGCCCTAACGTATCCTCGGAATAAAAATCGATGCGAGTGGCAAGCCATCCGAAGAACGGTCCAATGTCCGAGGAGTCGGGCTGCTGGACGTAAGTCCGGAAATTCTCCTCCTGGTGGGACACCCAAACTCCAATACCGAAGGACTCCTCCGTGTCGCGAACCGGCAGGCGGATCACTCCACGGACATAGAACTGTGACCCGTCGATCTGGCAGGTGTCAGAGGTAAGAGTGACGCGTTGGTCCCGCTCATCTTCAGGTATCATCCAAAACGGATCAGGGCGGTCTGCGCCCACGTCGGGGAGCCCGTCGTGTTCCTTACCGCAAATGTGGCAATGATATTTCACGGCTACGAGGTCGCCCAACCATTCGTGCTCAGGCAGAGTGGGACGAGCGCGTTCGACTGCCAACACAGGCGGATCCCGGCCTTGCCGGCTGTCACGATCAGCCAGTCCTGCTGCGTGAAACCGGAAACGCCGACACAGGAGCCCACGACAGCAAAGCAGACCCCAGCCACGCGACCGAGCGCGTTGAACACTCTCCAGAAGGTTGTTCGGTTTTTTTGCATCTGGGCGCTCAGAAATTGCTAACGGTATGATTGGCCTGAAGTGCTGTGGGCAAATGTGGAGTGTGCATGAGGAACCCTGTTCATGCACAAAGCCTGAGAGTTTTGGCAGTTCTTGTCAACAAACACGACCAACGTTCTGCGACTTGATGCTCAGCTTCCAACTCTAAGCCGCAGAGCGCGCAGGATGCGTTCACGCGACTGACTGCGGTGTTGGAAAGGAACAGGGCTTAAGTAAGCAATGGGTGTCAGAGGCGGCGTGGAAGCGCTTCCAGGACATGACACAAGCGGAATCCCGCCGCACTCAGCACTCGCCTCGTTGGGTGTGGTAGTCATAGCGCGAGAAGGAGTATAACTGTCAGACCGAGAAAAAGCATCCATAACCTGAGGAGACGCAAGCCCTGTTCCGGCCGGAGCGACAACAGACACTGCAAGTAAGATTTCTTTTGGGCTTCGTAGCTGAGCCATCGCTTAAACCATCGCTTAAATCCGGTCTTGCGCATTTCGATTCCCCAGATAACTGCCTCCGCCAAAAGGAAACTTCCGACTACCGCGGGGAATGCTGTCTTAAATGTGAAGACGTCGACCACAAGAATTTTTACAGCCAACAGTATGATTGGACTGAAGTGCTGTGGTCAAAGGTGAAGTGGGCATAGAGCCATATTCATAAGAAAATATAGGTTTCGCAGTTTGTCAAACCGCTGGAGGCTGCGCAAAGAGTCGTCAAGTATTTTCCTATCAAAAAAGTTGCATGTGTGTGCGTGGCATAAGACGTCAGCGCATAACGGTTCGTGAGCATCTGAGGGGCGGAGCCAGGGCCGCTGAAAACAGGTGCTACAGTTGCGCTCATGGTGGGCGAATTGTCAGTCGAAACGCGAAGTGGCCAGCTCGGCGAGCCGGTTTTACCGGGACAGCGGGAGCTTATCCCGCTGTACGATAACCGGCCCGGTTTGCGTACGCTGTTGCAGGTCGAGATTCGCGAGGCGGTCGCCTCTCCCGCCAGCGCGCAGCGGCCCGAAGAGTCTCAAGCCTCAACTATCGAACCGGTCCTGGATTTCATCGCCAGCACGGCGACGCTCGACCGTTATCACGAAGTGATCGAGCCCGGTGGCTGGCGGCTTGATTCCTACCGGAGCAATCCGGTTTTCCAGAACGCGCACAACTACGGGGATATTCTTTTTACGCTGGGCAAGGCCCTTTCGACGGAGGTGCGAAATGTCGAAGGAGGGCAGGCCCTCTGCCAGCGAATTCAGTTTGCGACGGAGGTCAATCCGGTGGCGCGCATCGCATATGGCCTTTACAAGGGCGGATTTCTCAATGCGGTGTCGGTCGGCTTTATTCCGCTGCGTTGGGAAGACGGTCAGGAGCGGGGAGCGGGGAGCGGGGAGCGAGGAGCAGCAAATCCAAGGCGGCGCTACCTCGAACAGGAGTTGCTCGAGGTTTCTGCTGTGGCGATTCCGGCGAATCCGGACGCGCTGGCGCTTGGCGTGAAATCTGGCGCGGTTGCCAAGGCGGATCTGCAGGCGACGGTGGACCTTCTTTGCGCCCTGGTGGGGGTTGGAGAAGCACCGCCTCCTTACGTCGGCAGCTACGGGAGTCAGTGGATCGATTTAGCACGCGAATTCCGGCGCGTTATGCGTAAGGCGTAAGCGCAACATAAACCGACCGGTTCGCGTGCAGCCGGTCACGAGAAAGGAAAAGACATATGTCTGAAGAAATCAAAACGGAGCAAACGCATGAGATTCAGGGTCTCCTGACAGAAATCAAAACCGGCTGGTCGGGCGTGAGTGTCCTCCCCGCCGAGGTGAAAACACTGCGCGAGGGCAGTGACAAGATGGCGACTGAGCTGAAGGACGTCCGGCGCCAGCTTGCGGCGCGCTACTCTGCGCCCACGCCGCACCGGCGCGGGGCTATTTCGGATGACTGTGCCCGGCATCTAGCGAGCACGTTCATTGTTCATTGCGAGCGGAGCGACAAGCTTACTGCGCTTTGCTCTGTGCCCGCCCAGCGGGACACGCTGATGGCGTTCGCGCGGGACACTTTGAACCTGAGCACGCGCACTGCTTTAAGCACGAGCGATATCCCGTTGCCCACTCACTACAGTGGTGAGATTCGTGAGCTCATCTCGGACTTCGGCGTTGTGCGACGTTGGATGAGCCCGTATCCGATCGGGATGGGCACGGCGCGTCCGGCGCGAATGGGCACCCGACCGGCCTTCGGCTCGATCGCGATGTCGGCGGCCTTCGGCGAGAAATCGCCTACGGTGACGTTCGCGTCGCTCGAATCCCACAAGATTGGCGGCATCGTGCGACTGCCTCGCGAGATTGACGAGCAGAGCATCGTTTCGATGGGACAGTTTCTCGCTCGATATGGCGCAATCGAGTTCGCCCGCGCGGAAGATAACTGGGGCTTCAATGCAGATGGCGGTGGCTCGTTTGAGTCGGTCAAAGGGGTTGTGCAGATTGCGCGGGAGAATGCCAAAACGGTGGTGCTGGCGTCGACCAAAACGAAGCCGAGCGATGCCACCCTGGCGGATTTCCGGACGCTTCGCACCAAGGTCAACAAGGCTGCGCTGAATGGGCGGATCTCGGCCTATTATCTCGACAGCACGTGGGAGACGGCGCTTCCGGGCTTCAGGACTACGGCTGAGCCGAACGTGTATCAGCGGTTGCCGGATGGCAGTGCGATCCTCGACGGATATCCAATCATCTGGACCGATGTGCTGACGCCTTATGGCACGAGCGCCGCGGCGGATAGTGCCATCGCGGTTTTCGGGGCGATGTCGTTCTGGTGGATGGGCGAGCATGGTTCGCCGCGCATCGACACCAGCGAACATGTTTGGTTCGCCAACGATCAGTTGGCGGTGCGGTTCATCGAGGAGATCGATTTCGATTACGCCGCGGTGGATGCCACGGCTGCGATGATTACGGCGGCGTCGTAAGGATTCAGGTGCCGGGGAACTAAACAGCCCCGGCACTTTGTTCATGCTGACTCAACTTGCAACGATCAAGGCCCGGCTGGCTCTCACGGTCACGGACTTCGATGACTTGCTGACGCGGGCTATCGACGCGGTCAGCGCGAGGTTCGACCGGGAGTGCAACCGCACCATAGCGCGCACCGTTGGTGCTACGCAGGAGTTTCCGGCGAACGAAACGGAGATTATTGCGCGGTGCTACCCGATTGAGACGGTTACGAAATTCGAGCTGAAAACCACCGAGGCGGAAGGCTGGATCGAACAAACGGGCGTGAACTGTCTGCTGCGGCAGGCTTGCATCATCTCGCTCAGCCTTCCGCTGTCGTTTGTTCCCCAGGCGGTCACGCCGCAGCTTGCCCGGGTTACCTACACCGGGGGATATGTCTTGCCAGGCACGAGTCCGTCCGCCGGCCAGACTGCGCTGCCGTCCGATCTTGAGTCCGCTGCTGTGGAACAGGTCGCGGCCTGGTTCCAGCAGCGGGATAAGCTCGGGCTTACCGGTACTGGCCGAGCGGAGGGACGTTTCTGGTTTTCATCCAACTTCCGCTGCTGCCGCAGGTAAGCGCGATGCTCAGGCCTTATCGGCGGTGGAATGTTTGAGAGAAAGCTTCTCGTGACGGTGTGGTTCGCCGGTTATTTAACGGACCGTGGCTGGACATAGAATGTGGTGTGAAGAGTCGGAACAACCACAATGGTTACCTTGGTTGGCTTGAAGACCATTGTTAAAACACCTGCTTTTTCGGTCATAAAGCTTCCCTTATGAAACCTGTGTTTGCTCCAGTTACCGCTTGCCTGGTAGACATTTTGACCGTCGTCCTCTGTGGCATCCACGAAACGCAGTGCGACATTCGGATGATTTGTCGGAATACTGGCGTCAATCCAGGAACCGTCCCAGGAAAGAGTGACAGGAATATTCATAACGTTTGTTATTACTGTGCCCGATCCGTGTGGTAATTGAATTGTGGCCAAGCTCTCTTTCGAAAAGTTAGATTGAGGCTCGAAATCCGCTTCCACTTTCCAAACGTACTTGGGGTCAAGGCTGCGATGGCTCGCTAAGGAATCCCAGTTACCACTGGCATCCTCCGCCTGGACATTGCCATACGGGACCGACCAGTTTGTCATCAACACTCCGTTTGACAGTGCATGCATCGGTGCGGTAACTACGTGGTTCCAGATGTCGCGAGCCATGAAGGGAATCGTTTGGACGGTAACGCCCTCCAATATAAAATCGAAATTACGGGACGAGTTGGTCACTGGCCCGGTACTTGCCGTCCAAGCCTCAAGTCTGGCACGGTCTGGATTCTTATGCCTGAAGTCCGCAACCTTCTGCCATGGGCCGCCTTTTCCCTCGGTCTCGCGTCGTTCGACGCGGAACCCTAGCCAATGCGAGTCGCGAGGAAAGCGGTTTGCTACAATGTAGCCAAAATAGCCGTCCGGATAGGATCGGAAGGTATCTCCCCACAGTTCTTGAACAAACTCCACTCCGGAGTCGCCGTAAAGCACGAATCGAAACTGCCGAAAGAAAGCAGGTGTCACCAATGGGTGTTTTGCTGCATTCGGGCCATTGATACTGAATTCCGCGACCATCCAACTCTTGCCCTTTGAATCAAAAGTGTGCTCGGTACGGCGGTCTAAATTGAGCGATAACAGATGGATACCATTCGAGGGAATAACGGGACCTAAGATTTTCGAAATAGGTTTCCCGTGAGCGATCCTGATCTGCGAACCTACCAAAACACGATTGAGCACCAACACTGAACCATCGTCGAGTACGTAACGATTGCTTTTATCTGAGTTGGATACAGCGCTGTGAACGAGGACCGCAGCCGCGCCGCCGACCAACGTGAGGCCGGCCGCCACGATGGTCATTTTTGCTTTTGCCCATGCCATAAGTTTCACTGCCCCTTTAGCCAAAGCTAGAGTCGAAACAGCGAGTGTGGAGCTATTGGATGCCGCCGCCGCGACCGTTGCAGCAAGACCAGCGGGCACGGCTTGCACTGCGTTCGCTGAAACGGCTCCTGCGATCAGTACGCTCGGCAAGGTGACGCCTCTTTTGGAAAAGAAAGTCCTCAACCTCTCTAACGCTCGGCTGACGCGTTTCTTTGCTGCGCCCTCTCTTGTCCCCATCGTGACACCGACCTCTGCCAGGCTCTTGCCTTCGAAGAAGCGCAACACAATCGCGTTCCGATCAGCTTCGCTCAGCGAGTCCATTGCGCCGTCCAAAAGTGGCGCGAGCTGGTTCCAGGCTGCCACCTCAGGTTCGTTCAATGTAGATTGCATGTACGCCTCATGTTCGCGGACCTGACGACGAAGCTGGGTTTTCAGGGCATCTGCGGCCACATAGCGTGTGGTGCGATAAAGCCAGCCTGCTAAGACGGTTTTGGGACGAAGCCGCTCTGCCTTGCGTGCGAGGACTATGAAAACTGCTTGCGTAATCTCCTGCGCCAGCTGCGGGTCGCCTGCACGGCGCAATGCAGCAGAATGAACCATATTCAAGTGCCGCGCCACAAGCTTCTCAAACGCATGTTCAGACCGGGTAGTGGCATACTCTCGCACTAGCTCCATGTCATCGGTCAT